AAAATGCAGCTCCCGTCCCGCAAACCCCACCATCATGCCGTTTGGCATAGCGATGATGCCGATCAGATCATCCGGCGGCGTGTTGTGGTCGATGGTGGTCAGAGGCTCGTTCAGCGGGGCTGTGCTTAGATCGTGGGTGTACGTTACCGTGGCGATTGGGATTTCAGCCACGAAATACAGATCGGTTTCACCAAGGGCGGTCGTCTGTGAACGGTAAATGCGCATTGCCGTCACAGCGCGGCTGGCAGGTGGGGCAGAGAAGCCGGTTATGTCCACGCTCACCCCTGCTACCCATTCGATGCTGGCCGCCAGCGGTGACGGCCCGCTTTCTTCTCCGAAGCTGGTCACGAAGGTGTAGGCATAGGTGATCGTTTCAATGTCCTCCGGTTCAGCGGGGAGTACAGCGGTGATTGTGGCTGCTGCGGCTGGGGCCGGTAGGGCCAGATCATACCATGTGTCATTTGCCCACATTTTGGGGACGCCATCGCCGGTCACATAAAGACGATCTGTTGCGGTCGGGCCGGGGACGGCGTTTACGTCTCCATCCCAGCCCATCCACGATGCACCGGCCAGATAGACGGTTTGGCGGGGCGTCACCATGTCAGTCACAAATGTCGATTCACTGATCGGGGTTACGGCTCCGTCATCAAGGCGGGTGTTGACGGCCAGCTGCGCGGCATTGGCGGGTAGGGCGCGGGGATGCTTCGCGGGCAATTCGCCCATGAAGAAGCTGATCGAGATTAGCATGTCGCCTCCGTGCGTCAGAGAAAGTTTGCGCGTGAGCGCGGCACTGCGCGGTGCTGCCCTTTGATCTGGTTGCTGAACGCCCGATTGCAGGATGCTTCAAATCGTGAGCCGTAATATCCAGCCATTTGCGGATTGGTCCACTCTTGGTCAGGCAGGGCCAGCAGTCGGGACAATGCGCCGTCAGCGATATGTTCGGCGGACTGGATGAAGATGTGTTCCGGGACCACGTTATAGCGATCTTGCAATGGGTCTTCGGCGTCGAACCCGAGTTCCGATCCGAAGCGCGGTTTGAGGAACAGCGAAAGTTCCAACGTGCCAGCCATGAATGGCAGCACGCTGACTGCATTTGGTGCGACCTGCGTGATGTAGCGCGGTGTGGCCCCGGTGGTGGTGTCCCCGAAATCTTTCAAACTGACCGATGAGAACTGCGTCGGGGTCAACTCGTACTGATTGACGTTTGACGCTGAAAACTCTGCGCGTTCGATTTCATGAATCGTCGCATAGACCGGCGCGACTATGGCGCTTTCCTGTGCGCTGATAGCCGTGGTCAGGATACTGCGCCAGCAGCGTGTGCGCTCGCACCACTCGATAGCCGATAGCCGCAGGTACTGTTCCGCCACAGGGCGCGGACAGCGCGGTGCATGCGGCAGTACGAGCGGCAGGAAATCGGCAAGCGGGCGAGTGGTCACGCAGTTGCCCCCGTGGTTTTAACGGATGCGGCCTGATCGGTTTGCATTTTGAGGCCAATGGCATTGGCGAACATCTGGTAGTGCGCCTGCGCCCGTGCGGCGGCGTTGGGGTCCGTGCTGTCTTTCTGATAGGCGCGGGAAATCACGTAATCCACCAGCGCGTTGCGGAAGATTGACGGGACAGCCACGGTTGCGGTGTACGATCCCACATCCAGAGGGTTTGCCGGTTCAGCGATGTCCGTTGGCTCTACCGAAACAACCGCTTCAATGACACCATTTCCGTCATTGCCGGGAACAACATAGAAGCTGCGCGGATCGGCCATGTCCTGAATGACATGCTGGACCGTGGCGGAATAGGGCAGGGTGTTCGGATCTTGCCATGATGGCATGACAACATCCAAAGTGTTGCGCGAGGTCGGAGTGATCGCCTTGCCGCCAGTGCGGCCTTGCGGAGAACCATCCAAGGTCGCCAGATTGCGGGTGACGCGCAGCAGCGAGATATAGGCGTCTGGGATCGCTTGAAGTGTCCCTTCGGACAATGGCAACTCGACGGTTTCTGTGACGGCAGTGGGTTTGTAGATCGCCAGCTCTCGCATACCGTCATTGAGGTACAGCAGCAGTTCCGGCAGGGGCCAGCGCACGAAGCCTGTGTCCTGCAATGTGATATTCGCTCGGTGCAGAATGTCTTTGGCTTGCATAGCCTATGGCCCCTGTCTTGATCTGTGTCGCGGAGTGCCGGGGCGATTACTCGCCGGTGCCCATCAGGCCTTCTTCTTCGGCCTTTTCGATAATCTTTCCGATGATGGTTTCGGTCTTTGCCTTGGCGTTAGGTGCACGACCAAACAGATGCTCGAACGCAGCTTCCGCCACGCCGCGTTCAATCCCATCGGCATCGCCTGCGTTCAGAATGGCAGACAGTGCATCAACAGGATCGACGTTCTGTTCATCCTGCGTCTGTTCCTGCCCCGGCTGCGCGGGGGCGTTGTCGGGATCGGTCAGACCGGGTGCCGACGCAGCGGTGGCTTCATCAACTTCCACGACCTCAAATCCTTCAGCGATAGAGAGGAAGCGGGCGATGTGGGCTTTGTTGGTCACGTCTGCAACGGGGGGGCCGTTGGCAACTTCGGGTTTGAAGTGGTACTTGGCGTCATCCATCGGAATGACGGTGCCGTTCTTACGCTCAATGAGGCTGCGGATTTTCATGGTGTTTCCTCTTGTCAGCTGCGGAAAGAGAAGGAGGCCGGTCGCCCGGCCCGCCATCAGTTTTAGTAGGTGTATTCCAGCAGAAGGGTCAGCTTCTTGCTGGTGCTGGCCGCTTCGTTCGCACTCAGCGTTACGCCGATGGAGCGATGCGCCGTGTTGTCGACAGGGAATGCCAGGCATTGGGCCAATGTGGCGCTGGCCTCGTTATCCTCAACATCAACACCGTCGAACAGCAGGTCTGCGGTCAGCGCGCGGTCGGTGTCGCGGTCGTCGCCCGGTTCACCATCCATGATGCCAATGTCGGCGGTTGTGCCTGTGGTGAAGCCTTCACCGATTACGGTTGCGCGGACAGCGCGGGCCGTGGCCGGGATTGCGCCCAGGTCGATGATGTCAGTTGCAGCGGTATACGCAGTTTTGAGGGTGTATTCGAAGATGGCAGCAGCCACCACGCCCGCTTGGTACGGGATGGGCGGCGTCAGACGGCGCTGCGCGGTTTTGGAAAGGTGAACAGTCATGATTGCCTCGTGGTGTTCAGGAAGGGCTTGGTGGCGAAGGGCGGGGGGCCTTTGGCGCGATCAGACTATCGCGCCATAGGTTATTTGCCGTTAGGAGCCGACAGGCTCGGTTGCTGCGGTATCCAGCGCCATGACGCCGAAATCGGCATTGTTGAACCGAGCTTTCTTGATGCCGACAATAGTGCCCGCGCAGACGGTCGGTTCGTTGCCGAAGTCGTCGGTTTCTTCCTGCCAGCTGAACCGGGCGCCCTTGCCGACGCCATAGGCGCAAACGCCAGCCTGACGGCCCATGAACAATGCGCGGGCGGCTTCGACGTTCTGGCCTGCACCGTAGTCATCGAAGCGGATCACTGACGAATGGCTGTGCAGGATCACGTTGTTGATCATGCCCAGAGAGCCGCGGAAAATCCGGTTCTTGCTGCCTTCTGCCGATGCTGCGGCCTTTTGCAGCTCCAGCCAGCCAGTCTGGCCGGTGGCGGTGCGCATGTCGTGTTCCTGATAGGGGGACATGACCACAACGTAGTGTTCCTCGCCGCTGATGGTGACAGGGACCATGTTCGCGGTATTGGGGTCGCGGGCACGCATCATCTTTGCGCGGGTCACAGCGCGTTCGATCAGGCCCACGCTCATCTTGTCGGCCGCCACGATGGTGGCTTTGGAATCCGCATCCCCACCGAACAACAGGTGTTGCGTATCTGGTGCTTGGATCGGGTTGCCGCCGTGGCCAGCGAAATCATCATCTTCGATGAAATCTTCGTTCATGCCCCGTGCGCCGGACAGGTAGATGAACATCAGCTCGTCCATGTACTTGGCCCAGTAATCGCCCAGACGGTTTTTGCCGACTTTGCGCATATCGTGGGCGGTGCGCTTGCGGGTCATACGCCCACCTGCGGATACGGTTTTGCGGGTTTGGTCGATGATGACTTCATCCGTGAAGAATTTCAGGTTTTCTTCCTTGCCCTTCACGCGTTGATCGCCCTGCGTGGGCTTGCCGCGCAGCTGGACAGAAAGGTCGAACGACACGCGGTCGCCCTGATCCGATTCCAGATCGGTCTTTTCTTCGATGATGTTGTTGTCACCCTTGCCGACAAACTTCTTGGAGAAGTACGACTTTTCAAGGGTGTCGACGGCGAGATTGGCGCTCCATTTTTTTTGCGCCTTCACGTCCCCAAAGGGAATGACAGTCTGCGACATTGATGTGCCTCATGTTGGATCAGGTTGAACCAGCAATGGCTGCATCTTGCGCCTCACTATGCGTCTAATAGCATATATT